ATGGTCAGACGCTACCACACTGGCTTGGCGCGCCGGTTGGGGCAGAACCTGGCCCACTACCGTCGCCGCGCTGGCCTCACCCAAGAACAACTGGCCGAACACATCGAGGTCGAAATCGCCACCGTGTCTCGCTATGAGACGGGCGCAACCTTGCCCTCGCTGGTCACGCTCGAAGCGCTGGCGGCGCTGTTGCACACCACCATCGCCGAGCTGCTGACCGAAGCACCCCCGCAGCGCTCGGAAGAAGGCGAACGTCTCTTGGCCATGCTGGAGCCCTTGCCACCTGCCGAGCGGCGCGTGGTGCTCAAGATGCTGGAGACCTTCGTTGACTTCCTGCGCGAGCGGCCCGTTGCTTCCCTGTCCCGGCCCCGTTCGCATTCAAACCCGTGATTTCTATCACGCCCGCATGACAGATTGACACCCTCTTTGGGCGGAATCCACCCCAAAGAGGGGCGCACCTTCCCACTTTTGGGGGATATCCATCTTGCTTGGTGCTGTATTGTTCACTATAATGGCGAACAATTCAACCTGATAGCTGCCATGCGTCACGCCAATCGAGACACCGATCACCTGAACACCCTGCGCCAGTACTTCGCGCAGAACCGCCGCATTCCCAGCTACCAGCGCATTGCTGATCTGCTGGGCTTTGCCTCGCGCGCGGCGGCATTGAAATTCATGGGTCGCATGGAAGCGGAAGGTTTTGTGGTGCGCACCGTGGATGACGATGCCTGGATGCCTGCGCGGCGCTTCTTCGAACACCCTTTGGCGCAAGCCACTGTGCAGGCCGGGCAGCCAGCGGTTGCCATCGACGTGAGTGCCGAGCCGTTCCTGTTTGACGACTACCTCGTCAAGAAGCCCGCCGACACCGTGGTGGTGCCGGTGCAAGGTGACTCGATGATCGAGGCGGGCATCTTCGAGGGCGATCTCGCAGTGGTGGAACGCACGGCCTCGGCCAAGCTGGGCAGCTTTGTGGTGGCACAAGTGGAAGACCGTTTCACCCTCAAAGAGCTGGTCAAGGTTGATGGCACGCATGCGCTCAAGGCGCACAACCGGCGCTACCCGCTGATCCGTCCCGAGGGGGCATGGCACATCTTCGGCGTGATGGTCGGTCTGGTCAGACGGTATCAGCGTTATTGAAACTCAAGGTGCAGCGCAACAGCGGTGCGAGGACAAACAAGGAATGTCAATGTGACGACGTGAAGGGGTGAGGTGATGAAGGTTTTCAATGCAAGGCATTTTCTACGGCACATCTCGATGCCGACGCTCAAACAGTTCACCGAGGGCCATGTGCTGGGCGCACGGTTGAATGTGGACTGGAGTTTGCCAGCCGATAGCCTGCCCGCAGGCGTTGGCGATGCCGTGCAAGACTTGGAAACCCGCCTTGCCAGTCCAGAGTTTGATGCCACTGAACGCCCGGCTATTGAACATGACCTGCGTCTGTGGGTAGACGACCTGCGGCGCGCTCACCTGATGTCCAACGGACTGGCACTCGCTGAATTCCGCAGTGCCTGTCAATTGGATGCCGAAGCCCTGGCTGCGTTCACCGACCGCGACGAGCGCGAGATCGCCTTGTGGATGCTGGCGATGCGCGACAAAGCGTTCCGCGATGTCGAACTGCATCTGGCGTTTCAGGCCAAGACCAATGGCAAGTACTGGAAAAAGCATCGGATTCAATGCGGCCTCGACCCGTGCCGCGACCGGGTGCAACTGGAGTTGTTCTGCCATGACGTGGCCAAGCTGTACAAAAAGGCGGGCGCAGGCGACGGCGTGCATGTGGAGTTCAGCGAACGAAGTGGCCTTGACGCCAGCGATGCAGCCAGCATCCAGTTGACCATCTATGTCGAAGGCCCGGTGACCGCGCTGGCGCATTTCACACAAAGCCACTTCACGCGCATCACCACCCGCATTGCGCTGGAGACGGCCTTGGTCTATCACCCGGCCACCGGCGAAGTGGAAACCATCGTCAAGGGCGGCACCAAGAACCATGCTGCCGTGCTGGAGTTGTTTGGCAAGCATGTGGTGCGCCAGCCCATCACGCCCGAATTGATCGAAAAGCAGCGCTACCGCCTCAACGCTTTGCGCGACGGACTGATGGAACCCTTCGAGGATTGGTCAATGCTGGGCGTGGAGCAAGTGCGCTTGCGCCGGGCTCGGTTGTGCCCGGCGGGGCAAACCGCCATCAGCTTCAATGTCGAGGCATCGCCCGACAAGGCACAACCGGATGCGATCCACATTGCCCGCAGTGCGCTCAAGGTCGAGCACTTGTTCGAGGCCGAATACAACCTCGAGGGTGCCACGGTGATCGTTCACACCACGCCCATTGAGGATGGTGGCAAGCCCGGGCATTTCAGCTTCGACGTGTATGCATCCGGCTCGTCCACCATCAAGAATCTGTCGCCACACAATCAGACCACAGCTCGCAAGGTGTTGCAGGCACTGCTGGTCATTGATGCCGACGAGCCGCCACTGACCGAGCCGGTGGAAGAAGCCGTGGCCGCATGAGGTCGGCATGAGTCAGGCGCAGGTGGACGCCACCGCTTTGCTGTGTCGCATGCTGGAGCGTGACAAGCCCGAGATCAACGGCCGAGCACTGGTGACTGACCACGCCGACGCAGCGACTCATTTGCTGCGCGAACGGCTGCTGGTGCTGGGGCGAACGCTCGACTGGGTGACTTGCCCGGAATGTGGTATCGAGACTGCGCGTGTGGTGCGCGAGTTGTCGCCAGATCGAATCGCGCTTCGCTGCCCGGACTGCGCCGAGGCGCAAGCGCCACGTCGTCTGCGAGAAACCCACAAGGTCGCGCTGCAACGCGTGATTGCGGCGCTGCTCAACGGCCTGGGACTTTCCGCCAATGGACTCAAGCCCATCGAACACGAATTGACATGGCGGCTGGGCACAACGGAACCCACGCGGGGTAAGGCGCTGACTTGGTATTTCGCGCGTCGGCTGACCCGCGCCGATGTTTCTGTCCGTTTGCGCGAGCAGATCGCCTTGGAGCGCACAACCACCTCATGCGTCGTGCTGACCAGTAGCGAGTTGCCGTTGCCACCAGCGTCACCCCTGGTGGAATTTGATGTCCGATCCCTGCCCAGCGTGGCCCGCATTGGCCAGAGCCGTTTCGAGTTCTTCGCCGAGCGGCAGGCACTGCCTGGGCCGCAGACCATCGCCGAAATCGATCCACTGGGGCACAACGCCGTGGCTATGACCACGCTGCAATACGTGCGCGCTCACGGCAAGGTGTTTGTCGATGGCGTAGAGCACGCGCTGGAGCCGCGCCAGCAGAGCATCCTGCTCGCCTTGATCGACGACCTCGATCATGAGATGGACAAGGACGCACTCAAAACTGCCTGTGGCTCGCAGGCGCAGCGGTTTTCTCCGAGCAAGGAGTTTGACCGCAACCCGCTGGTCTACAAGACCTTCATCCGCTACTTGCGCGATGACGAGCGCTACGCGCTGATCATTCCTGATGGTGACCGCACATGGTTGCGATGACATCGGCGTGATGCACACCAACACCCAGCAGTAGCAAAGACCCCCTCACCACCCGCCATTCCTCCAGCAAGGCCCGGCACTGATGTTGATCAGGCCGGGCCTTTTTGCATTTGGGCAGCGGACGAACCGCACAGATCGATTTTGAGGAACGTGTTTGAGGAATCTGAGGAACGGTGCGCGGCACCCCGTTCGAGACCATGACGGCATCGGTTGGCAGTGCTGACAGACCCGCACGCAACCGGTGTTCATCCACCCCATTCGTCATGGAGATTTTTATGTACCGAGACCCCTACCGGAATCCGTCACAGGATTCCTCATCCACTCAAAACCAGCGCCACCTCACCCAGCGTGAGCTGGCCGACCGCTGGAACAAGTCCGAAGCCACCATCGAGCGCTACCGCTCCGACGGTGTCGGCCCACGTTTTTTGAAGATCGGCGGGGCCGTGCGCTACCGGCTTGAAGACATCGAAGCCTTCGAGCAGGAATGCCTTTACGACAGCCCGCACAGCCGCTGCGCCTCCACCCGCACCAGCCTTGCCGGTGCGGCCTTGCAAGGAGCGACAGCATGAATCTCATTGCCCTTCAACACGCCGTCCGCCACACCCCGGCCGAGTATGCCGCCGCGCCGCTCGATGCTTTCCAACAATTCATCACGCAAGTCGAGCAACTCCAGGCATTCACAAAGACAGTGCGCGAATTCGCCGATCAGGCTTGTGAACTGCGTTACGCCGAACTCGCGCGTCAGCGTCGCATCTCTGAAGGCCGGGACTTTGGCTCCGTTCGTATCGATGACCAAGGCGAAACCGTGATCTGCGACCAACGCAAGATCATCGACTGGGATCAGGCGCAATTGGCAGCGCTGGCACGCAAGATTGTCGACGCGGGCGACGATCCGGCGCAGTACATGGACGTGAGCTTCAAAGTGCCCGAGTCCAAATACAGCGCGTGGCCGCAGGTCTTACGCGAGCAGTTTGAGTGCGCGCGCACCGTCCGCCCCGGCAAGGTCAGTTTCAAGCTGGCCAGCGTGGATGCCGCCTTGGCGGCCAAGGAGGTGCGGTAATGGCTCTCCCCATCATCAGCGCTGACCAGCGTCTGGCCGAACCTCGTTGCGCCAAGATCGTGCTGGTCGGCGTGCCCGGCGCTGGCAAAACCAGTCAGCTCAAAACCCTGCCGGAAGACAGCACGCTGTTCGTTGATCTTGAGGCAGGTGACCTCGCGGTGCAGGACTGGCGCGGCGACACCTTGCGGCCACGCTCCTGGCCGGAGTTTCGTGACCTCGTGGTATTCCTCGCAGGCCCCAATCCCGCCGCGAGCGCCGAACAACCGTACTCGCAGGCGCATTTCGATGCCGTGTGCCAACGCTTCGGCGACCCGACGCAACTGGCCAAGTACCGCACCTACTTCGTCGATTCGATCACCGTGCTCTCGCGCTTGTGTCTGGCCTGGGCCAAGACGCAGCCGCAGGCCTTCTCGGATCGCACCGGCAAACCGGACACACGCGGGGCCTACGGACTGCTGGGCACCGAGATGATTTCGGCACTCACCCACTTGCAGCATGTGCGCGACAAGCACGTCGTGTTCGTGGCCATCCTGGAAGAGAAGACTGACGAGTTCAACCGCCGCTACTTCGCCATTCAGTTGGAAGGCAGCAAGACCGCACTGGAATTGCCCGGCGTGATTGACGAGGTCATCACCCTGGCTTTGCTGCGCCCGGATGCACCTGCCGAAGGGACGGAAACGACCACGCGAGCGCCAGAGGCGGCCAAGCCCTTCCGCGCCTTCGTCACCCACACCGACAACCCCTGGGGCTACCCCGCCAAGGATCGCTCTGGACGCCTCGACGCCATTGAAGAACCGCATCTGGGCAAGTTGATCGCCAAAGCCGCGAGTTCTGGCGCGGCTACCCCAACCACCCATTCCTGAATTTGGAGAACCTCACCATGACTTCGCAACACAACAACTGGAACGACTTCAATGACGCTGGCCAACAGGCTGGTTTTGATCTGATTCCCAAGGGCACCCTGCTCAAGGTACGCATGACCATCAAACCGGGCGGCTTTGACGATGCCTCGCGCGGTTGGACGGGCGGTTGGGCCACTGAGTCGGATCAAACCGGCAGTGTCTATCTCAACGCCGAATTCGTTGTGCTCGACGGCTCATTTATCAAGCGCAAACTGTGGTCGACGATTGGCTTGCATTCAGCCAAGGGTGATGAGTGGGCCAATATGGGCCGCGCCTTCATTCGGGCTGCGCTCAATTCGGCGCGTGGCATCCAGCCGGGTGGCACCGGCGCACAGGCACAAGCAGCACGGCGCATCCAGCACTTCGGCGAACTCGACGGCTTGGTCTTCGTGGGCCGCGTCGATGTCGAGAAAGACAGCCGTGGCGACGACAAGAACGTCATCAAACAAGCCATCGAGCCCGACCACAAGGAGTACGCACGGTTGATGGCGGGTAGTTCGCCGTCGGCATCGAGTCCAGCAGGCCCGATATCACCTGCCCATGTGGCGGCCGCACCGACCACACAGTCCTACGCCAAACCCGCCGCAGGCATCACCAAGCCCTCCTGGGCGCAATAAGGAGGGACTGTGAAATGTTGGGTTTGCAATCGACAAGCTCGCGGCTATCGCCACTCGGATTTGAGATTCCGAACTGGCGATCCGCGCCACCACCCGCTCGACTGGGTGTTTTGTTCGCGCCGCTGTCAGGACGCATTCCACGCACTGTACGGCGTGTGGAACAAGACCGAGCCACCTTTGGGCGACACGCTGACCAGGGAGGCGCTCATGATTGACGCGACTGAACTGGAAAGTGCGGCCATGCACCGCTGTCTGCGCCACTTCGGAGAGGCGGCGGGCGAGATCGGCTTCGACAAGCCGCTGGGCCACTACACCGAAGCCGAGGCACTGCGGGTCATCGACGCCATCGTGTCGTCCTACGTGGATTCGATGGCACTCGCGCATCAAAACCTGCGCTATCCACCGGTACGCGAGGCGGGCAAGGCGCTGCCCGCGCCATGCAGCAATCCGTTTGCCGACATGGTCGACGACATTCCGTGGGAGGCGTAATGCTGGATTTCAACCATCACCCCAAACCGCACGAGACCATCACCACGCTGATCGATGCCGCATTGGCGCACGAACGGGCGCAGCAACCTGCCCGCACCTATCTCGGAGCATCGCGGCTGGGCATTTCCTGCGAACGGGCCTTGCAGTACGAGTACGCGGGTGCGCCTGCCGATGCAGGGAGAGACTTTTCTGGACGCACGCTGCGCATTTTTGAGGTCGGCCACTCGTCAGAGCAGTTGATCCTTCGCTGGTTGCGGCTTGCTGGATTCGACATCTTGAATCAGCAGTTTGGTGGCGGGCAAATTGGCTTCAGTGTCGCAGGCGGCCGCATCGCTGGTCATTGCGACGGGATCGTCATCAACGGCCCCGAGTCCCTGGCGTGGCAGTACCCCATGCTGCTGGAAATCAAGACCATGGCGGACAAGCACTGGCGTGACTGCGCCAAGAAAGGCGTCGCCATCGCCAAGCCGGTTTATGCCGCTCAATTGGCGCTGTACCAAGCCTATTTGCAAGACGCATGGCCGGGTTTGGCAGACAACCCGGCCTTGTTCACGGCCATCAACAAGGACACGCAGGAGCTGTGGTTCGAGCTGGTGCCGTTTGATGGATCACTGGCGCAGCGCATGTCGGATCGTGGGGTGCGCGTGGTGCAGGCAACGCAAGCGCAGGAGTTGCTGCCACGCGGATTTTCTGAGCGCACGCATTTTGAGTGCCGCTTCTGCGCCTACCAAGAACGCTGCTGGGGAGGTGCCGCATGAGTGCCACAACACCTCTGGAAGTGCGTCGTCGGCAACGCGCCAAGTTGCCGCCGCCACTGGTCACCATCCGCGCCATCGAAAAACTCCTGCTGCGGCACATCAGCGCACCGCCGTCTGGCCCACTGCCAGAACAACGTTTGATCGTGGCCGTGATTTGCCAGGCCATTGCCGATCTGCGCTGTGGCACCACCGGCGAACAACGACAGGCACGCCGGTTCTTGCTGGGCGATGACCTGGACGCTTGGGCGACATGGGTTGATCTGCAGCCCGGTTTCATTCGTGAAGTGGCGGCGAAGACGCTGTACCTGTTGCCCGTCACCGAGGAAGCAGACACCCAGCGCGAGCCATCTGGTGACCATTCAGAAAGGAGGCACGATGCTGGACTTCAACCCCATCACGCCCCAGCCTGAATCGGCATCGCGCCACCCGGCACGCAGCACCGATGCGGAATCCTTGCGCTGGGAGTTGATCGCGCGCATTGACTCGGTACTCGTCACACTATTTCCGGCTGGTAAGAAGCGCCGAGGCAAGTTCCTGATCGGCGACGTGCTGGGCAGCCCGGGCGACAGCCTCGAGGTGGTGCTCGACGGCGACAAAGCCGGTCTGTGGACGGATCGTGCCACCGGCGACGGCGGCGATATCTTTGCGCTGATCGCGGCCACGCTGGGTATCCCTGTCCATGCCGACTTTCCTCGTGTGCTGGAAAGGGCAGCGGAGTTGTTAGGGCGCACGCCATCCATTCCTGTGCGCAAGGCCAAGAAGGACGTCGCGGTCGATGATCTGGGCCCGGCCACGGCCAAGTGGGACTATCTGGATGCTTCCGGGCGGCTGATCGCAGTCGTCTATCGCTATGACCCGGTGGGCGAAGATGGTCAGCAGCGCAAGGAGTTCCGGCCCTGGGATGCCAAACGGCGCAAATCCGCGCCGCCGGAACCTCGCCCGCTCTATAACCAACCGGGGCTGGTCACTGCACAGCGCGTCGTATTGGTCGAAGGCGAGAAGTGCGCACAGGCCCTGATCGACATCGGCATCACGTCCACCACGGCGATGCATGGCGCAAACGCCCCGGTCGACAAAACCGACTGGTCGCCGCTGGTGGGCAAGTCCGTGCTGATTTGGCCCGACAAGGACAAGCCCGGCTGGGAATATGCCCTGCGTGCGGCGGAGGCCGTGTTGTCCAGCGGGGCCACCCAATGCATGGTGCTCTTGCCGCCGGACGACAAGCCCGAGGGTTGGGACGCGGCAGATGCTGTTTCGCAAGGCTTTGACATCGCCGCATTTCTGGAGCGCGGCGAGCGCTATGTGATGCAGCCCACTCTGCCGCCGTCAGGGAACGTCATCGGCACCGACGATGGCAGTCCCGAGTGCAGCGTCTGGGCGACGGAAGATGCGCTGGCCCTGGCCTTCACGGGCAAGTTTTCTCAGGACTGGCGCTATGTCGCCGCCTGGGGACGCTGGTTGGTCTGGACAGGCCAGCGCTGGCAGCACGAGGACACGCTCAAGTCGCAGCACTTGATCCGCCACATCTGCCGCGATGTCGCGTTGAAGATGGACAACCACAAGTCCGCCGTCAAGCTGGCGTCCAGCGGCACGGTGGGCGGTGTGGAGCGACTGGCACGCACTGACCGCAGGCACGCCGCCACGGCCACCGAATGGGATGCCGATCCGTGGCTGCTCAACACACCCGGTGGCGTGGTCAATCTCAAAAATGGTCTGGCCCGACCACACGACCGTGTGGATCGCATGACCAAGATGAGCACGGCCAAGCCCATGGCAGTCAACAGCGCAGATACGAGCTGCCCAACGTGGCGATCCTTTCTGCACTCGACCACCAACGGTGACGAAGCCTTGCAAGCCTATCTGGCACGCATGGTGGGCTATTGCTTGACGGGTTCAACGCAGGAGCACGCGATCTTCTTCGTCTATGGCACCGGCGGCAACGGCAAGTCGGTGTTCATCAACACGGTCGCCAACCTGCTGGGCGATTACGCCACGCACGCGCCCATGGACAGCTTCATGGAAACGCGCTCCGACCGGCACCCCACCGACATGGCAGGGCTGCGCGGCGCACGGCTGGTGTGCTCGATTGAAACCGAGCAAGGGCGGCGCTGGGCCGAATCGAAGATCAAGGCACTCACCGGTGGCGACCCGATATCGGCACGCTTCATGCGCCAGGACTTCTTCGAGTTCACGCCGCAGTTCAAGTTGGTGGTGGCGGGCAACCACAAGCCGTCGATCCGCAACGTGGACGAGGCCATGAAGCGACGACTGCATCTGATTCCGTTCACGGTGACGATTCCGCCCGAGCAGCGTGACCAGCACTTGCCAGAAAAACTGCTGGCCGAACGCGACGGCATCTTGGCGTGGGCCATCCAGGGCTGCCTGGAATGGCAGCGCATGGGCTTGCGGCCACCGCAAAGCGTGCTGGACGCCACCGATGAGTATTTCGAATCGGAGGATGCCATTGGCCGCTGGCTCGCCGAGCGCTGTGTGCGCCATGCCAATGCTAAGGCACTGACCTTTGAGTTGTTCAACGACTGGAAGCAGTGGGCCGAGACCAATGGCGAATTCATTGGATCGCAAAAGCGATTCGCTGATGCGCTGCTCACACGCCGCATCGACAAATGGCGCAACGGCATGGGCGCACGCGGCTTTGTTGGCATTGGCCTGAAAGCGCCCGCAGAACCCCACCAACAACCCTATTCACAACATCTTCCCTACAAGGACAACTGATCATGACTTCACCCAGTTTGACACCCGGTCTGACGGATCGGACGGATTACATCGTTACTTCTTCCGCGTGCGTGCGCGCGTACACGCAAGAGGAGTTACGTCAATATCCGTCCGATCCGTCAGACGCCACGTTGACCAGCGAACAGCCGCGTTCTCGAGACACCGTGTTGGCCCTTGATCTGGGCACCACCACGGGTTGGGCTCTGAGGCAACGTGACGCCACCATCATCAGCGGTACGCAATCGTTCAAACCGCAGCGCTTTGAAGGCGGTGGCATGCGCTACTTGCGTTTCAAACGCTGGCTGACCGAGATCAAGGCGACCGTGGACGGCATTGATGAGGTGGTGTTCGAGGAGGTGCGTCGCCACGCCTCGACCGACTCGGCCCATGTCTACGGCGGCCTGCTGGCCACGCTGACGGCATGGTGCGAGCACCACCACATTGCCTACCAAGGCATCCCTGTGGGCACGATCAAGAAGCATGCGACTGGCAAGGGCAATGCCAGCAAGGACGAGATGGTGGCCGCGATGACATTGCGTGGTCACAAACCCGCTGACGACAACGAAGCCGATGCCTTGGCTTTGTTGTACTTCGCGCTCACTGCACAGGAGGTGTGACATGCAATCGCTCACACCACCCTACCGCTGCGCCCTCGGTCGGCTGCAACCCCAGACCACGGATCTGGACGCCATCAAAGAGCGGGGCTGGCGTGACCAGCACATCCTGGTGGTCAATGCGTCCGACGAACGGCTGGACTTCATCGAACGCGAGATCGTGCGGCGCATTGGTGAGCGGCTGTACGGGACAGGAGATCAACGTCATGGGTAACCGAACGACTTTGTGGACACCCGACACCGTGGCAGCACGCTTCGAAGACGCCGCCCATACCGGACGCGCCCTGCCACCTGTTCGTGTGCAGGGCTACTTCAACGTGTGGCCGCAGATCGTGCGCGAGCAGTGGGAGCGCTTGTCAGCCGACGAGCAGCCACGCCACTACTACCCGCCCAGCCCAGAGGCCATTGACCGCATGCTGGAGACGATGCGTTGGGTGCATTGCCTGGAAGTCGAGCAACGTCATCTGGTGTGGATGCGGGCCGACCGGCATGAGTGGCAGCGCATTGCTCGACGCTTCGGTTGTTGCGTCAAGACAGCCCAGCGGCGCTGGCAGCGTGCCATGCAGATGGTGGCCGATCAGCTCAATTGTGTGACGCCCATTGCTACAACGCAGGGCACGAGCAATTTTTAGCAATATTGACAAAGGGTGCAGTGCTTTGCAGGTCAGTGCAGACGGTTGCGGAAAATGGGGCTTGCTGGGGGTGTCGCATTTGTCCTGCGATTTCGCTACATTCATGGTCATGGTCGCAAGACCTGCGCGATTGGCGAGGGATGTCCCAGGCGAAAGGGGTCCTTCCTCGCCAAAATCCAATGCGGGGGGCGCGAGCGCGCAAACGCCCTAGCGTCCGACTGCAAACCAAGGTTTGCAGGGTTTGCAGTTTGCACCCGCACCAGTCCGCACCCATCACGCGCCCGCCCACGGTTTTCCGTCGGCGGGTTTTTTGTTTCACGCAGCAGCGCCGCTTGCGGCCCGAGACGGGTTCACTGCTTACCTGTCCGGGCCGCGTCTTTTTGTGCAACGACAGAATTCTTGCCCCTTCCTGCCGACCACCACTTTGGCGACAGGGGGAAAGTGGCACCCGTTTCCTGGGGATTGCCGATACGAGGTTTGCAGTCTGGGCGCTGTGCGCAACGTGCAAACCGGACGCGTGCTCAAACCTTGGCTGGCCGGTTACGGCTACTGGTACGTGCAGCTCGGCGCGAAGGGCCTCAAGACCGGCATCCATCGTTTGGTGGCGCTGACCTTTCTGGGCCCGCCACCGACACCGCTGCACGAGGTTGCCCACAACGACGGTGACCGTAACAACAACGCGGTGGCCAACCTGCGCTGGGCCACGCACGCAGAGAACGTGGCTGACAGCTTTCGGCATGGCACGGCCCGGGTGCCGGTGTTTGCTGGGCAACACCACCCACGCGCCACGCTGACCGATAGCGAGGCGCGGGAAATCCGCCGTCGCCACACCGGGCGACGCGGCGAACAGATTCGATTGGCACGCGAATTCGGCGTGTCGCGTTACGTGATCCACCACATTGTCAGAGGTGAGACTTGGCAGCATCTGAACTGAGCCTGCAACACTGGCCGATTGAGCGACTGATCGACTACGCCAGAAATCCGCGCAAGAACGACCACGCCGTTGAACAAATGGCTGCCGTCATCACCGAGTTCGGGTTTCGGATTCCCGTGGTAGCCAAGAGCACCGGCGAGCTGGTCGATGGGCATCTGCGCCTCAAAGCAGCACGAAAACTCGGGATGACGACCGTGCCGGTGGTGCTGGCTGATGAACTGAGCGAAGCACAGATCAAGGCGTTTCGCCTGCTGGCCAACCGGTCGGCTACGTGGGCGCAATGGGACGATGCCTTGCTGGCGCTCGAGCTGGAAGACCTCAAGCTGGCTGATTTTGATTTGTCGCTGACAGGATTCGAAGACGGCGAAATTTCGCGTCTGCTCGCTGACGACGTGGGCTCCGATGACGCCGAGCAGGAGCCCGATGCCGACGAGTCGGACGCTGCTGATGATGTGCCGGATGCCCCTGTGGTGCCTGTGTCCCGCACCGGCGATGTCTGGGCCATCGGGTCCCACCGTCTGATCTGTGGCGACGCCACCGACCCGACCGTTGTCGCCGTGCTGATGCAGGGCGACGCGGCCCGGCTGTGTTTCACCTCGCCGCCCTACGGAAACCAGCGCGACTACACCAGCGGCGGTGTCAAGGATTGGGATGGCCTGATGCGCGGCGTGTTCGCCAAGGTGCCAATGGCCGACGACGGGCAGGTGCTGGTCAACCTTGGGTTGATCCACCGCGACAACGAAGTCATCCCGTATTGGGATGCGTGGCTTGGCTGGATGCGCACGCAGGGCTGGCGGCGCTTCGCTTGGTACGTCTGGGATCAGGGGCCAGGGATGCCCGGAGACTGGGCTGGTCGCTTCGCCCCAAGTTTCGAGTTCGTCTTTCACTTCAACCGCGCCAGCCGCAAGCCCCACAAGATCGTGCCCTGCAAGCACGCGGGCCAGGAATCGCACCTGCGCGCCGACGGGTCGTCCACGGCCATGCGCGGCAAGGACGGGGAAGTCGGCGGCTGGACGCACAAGGGCCAGCCGACGCAGGACACGCGGATTCCCGACTCGGTGATCCGTGTGATGCGGCACAAGGGCAAGATCGGGCAGGACATCGACCACCCGGCCGTGTTCCCGGTGGCGTTGCCGGAGTTCGTGATCGAGGCCTACACGGACGCGGGCGACCTTGTGTTCGAGCCCTTCGGCGGCAGTGGCACGACTATGCTGGCCGCGCAGCGCATCGGTCGTGTGTGTCGCAGCGTGGAGATCGCGCCGGAGTACGTGGACGTCACCATCAAACGATTCCAGCAGAACCATCCGGGCGTGCCGGTGACCCTGCTCGCCACGGGGCAGTCCTTCGACCAGATCGCCGCCAAGCGTGCAACAGAGGTGGCGGCATGAACTGGCTGGCCGACAAGATCGAGCAGTGGCCCACGGCTAAGCTGCTGCCCTACGCAAGAAATGCTAGAACACATAGCGCCGATCAGGTAGCACAGATCGCCGCGTCGATTGCGGAGTTCGGATTCACCAATCCGATCCTCGCCGGTAGCGATGGCATCATCGTGGCCGGGCACGGACGGCTGGCCGCCGCTCACAAGCTCGGCCTGGAGGTGGTGCCGGTGGTCGTGCTGGATCATCTGAGCCCGACACAGCGCCGGGCCCTGGTAATCGCGGACAACCGCATCGCCGAGAACGCGGGCTGGGACGACGCGATGTTGCGCATCGAGATCGCGTCCCTCCAGGACGACGACTTCGACGTGTCGCTGACCGGCTTCGATGCCGATGCGCTCGCCGAGTTGATGGCGGGCGACGAGCCGGATGCCGAAGGCGAAACCGATGACGATGCGGTACCCGAGGTCAGCGAGACTCCGGTTTCGCGTCCAGGCGATGTCTGGCTGCTCGGCGGCCACCGTCTGCTGTGTGGCGACTCCACCGTGGCTGAAAGCTACGACCGGGTTCTCGATGGCGAGCCGGTGGATATGGTCTTCACCGACCCGCCGTACAACGTGAACTACGCCAACAGCGCCAAGGACAAGATGCGCGGCAAGGATCGCGCGATCCTGAACGACAACCTCGGCGACGGCTTCTACGACTTCCTGCTGGCGGCGATGACGCCGACCATCGGGAACTGCCGGGGCGGCATCTACGTGGCGATGTCGTCCAGCGAACTGGATGTGCTGCAGGCAGTGTTCCGTGCCGCCGGTGGCAAGTGGTCGACGTTCATCATCTGGGCCAAGAACACTTTCACGCTGGGCCGGGCCGACTACCAGCGCCAGTACGAGCCAATTCTGTACGGATGGCCCGAGGGCGCGCAGCGTCACTGGTGCGGCGACCGCAACCAGGGCGACGTCTGGAACATCAAGAAGCCGCAGAAGAACGACCTGCATCCGACGATGAAGCCGGTGGAGTTGGTCGAGCGCGCGATCCGCAATTCGAGCCGACCGGGCAACGTGGTGCTCGACCCGTTCGGTGGCTCCGGCACGACGCTGATCGCCGCCGAAAAGTCAGGACGGCTGGCACGGCTGATCGAGCTCGACCCGAAGTACGCGGACGTGATCGTGCGCCGCTGGCAGGAATGGACTGGCAAGCAAGCCACCCGTGAGTCGGATGGCGCGCTGTTCGATGATCAGGCGGCGAGCGACTCTTCCGCGATCTCGCAATGAATCACAAACCCCGTCAGGTAAGGCAGGCCGCGCGGGATGCCGTACTGCTTGCTGGTCTGGCGGCCAATCGTCCAGCCCATCCACTGTTGGGTGGCGGCGTTGATCGCGTCCGCCAGGGTCTGGCCCCGGTACAGCCCGTTTTGCACATCGTCCGCAAAGTGGCGGCCGTGGCGACTGTCGAGGAAGATGCGGACTGATTCGAGGGGCTGGCTGGTGGCGTCTGAGATGGCGGTCATCGCCAGGGGCCACGCGGCGCGGGCGTGTTCGTTCATCGTGCCCCAAAAGCCCCAGGCATCGTTCTGGGTGGCGGGCATTTGCTGGTTTGTGTTCATCTCTGGCTCCTTGGGGTTGATCGTTGCGACACCCGTAGTAACGCGCTGTTCGATTGAGAAGCCAAGCGCTGCTTGGCCTCTTTCTCGATCTTTCTGATCAGGCGATCCGGTAGACCCGCTCGCCACCTTGGACCTTGTCCGAGACGATGGTCAGGCCGAGCTTCTTCTTGAAGGCCCCGGCAAAGGTGCCGCGCACCGTGTGCGCCTGCCAGCCGGTGGTCTGGCAGATCTGCTGCACGGTTGCGCCTTCGGGGCGCTGCAGCATCTGGATCACGGTGGCCTGCTTGCTGTTCTCGCGGGTGCGGGGCTTGGCGACCGCCTTTTCTTGCGCCCACGTGGCCTCGGCTGCCGTCACGGCTGCGTCAAGTTCGGGGTCGGCGGCCACAGGGGCGGGTGCGGGGCGTTCGCGCCCCATCGCGTCGTAGCCCTCGGCGGCCACGAACCAGTGTGTGCCGTCGGAGGTGATCAGCGCGCGGTTGAACAGCCCGTCGAGCACCTTCTTGCGTGCGCCGCCTTTGATGTTGTCGGGGAACCAGTCGATCTTGCCGCCAGTGTGTTCGAGGGCGTAGGCCAGGATCGCGTGCTGCGACGGGGTCAGTTGGGTGGTGGTCATTTGCTTCTCCTTATGCAAGGGGTTGATGGGGTGACGTGATGAACGCGCTGTTCGGGAGTGAAGCCAAGCGCTATCTGCTTGGCTTCGAAGGTTCTTGATCAGTTGTTGGCCTTGTCCGACGTCGCCGTCTTGCGGCCTTGTTCGACGCCTGCGTTGAACGCGGCCTCCAGGGCGTCGCGCAGGCACCAGACCGCCACGTCGTGGAAGTCGAGGCTGTCTGACTTGCGGGATTCCAGGGTTTCGATGCCCAGCTTGTTTTGTGCGATCTGGGTCAGGAGTTGTTCGAACTTGCTCATTGCTGCTTCCTTTGATGGTGTTGATGACGTCCGTATGAACGCGCTGTTCCAGAGAGAAGCCAAGCTGATTTCGAGTGAATGACGAACAAATGATTGAAGGGGAAAACGGTTCTCAAAATGGGCATCTCGATTCGCGCTTACGCCCGTCACCGTGGTGTGACCGACACCGCAGTTCACAAGGCGATTCGCGCAGGTCGGATCACGCCGGAGGCTGACGGCACCATCGATGCCGACCGCGCTGACCGCGAGTGGGCGCGCAACTCCGATGCGCCCAAGACTGGGACGCGCGCCAAGGCCGCGAAAGCCGCCGTGACGGAGGGTGGTGGCGACGGCCCTGCCGCCTTACCTGCTGGCGGCGCGTCCTTGCTTCAGGCGCGCACGGTCAATGAGGTGGTCAAAGCGCAGACCAATAAGGTGCGGCTGGCCCGACTGAAGGGCGAGCTGGTCGATAGGCCGCAGGCCATCGCCCACGTTTTCAAGCTGGCGCGCTCCGAGCGCGATGCGTGGCTGAACTGGCCCGCGCGCATTTCGGCGCAGATGGCGGCCAAGCTCAATATCGATCCGCACACGATGCACGTCGCCCTGGAGGCGGCGGTACGTGAGCACCTGCAGGAACTGGGCGAACTGCGGCCCCGGGTGGACTGATGCTGGATGTTGAATACGAAGGCGCTGCCGAAATCGAGCGCGCGTGGCGCGAAGGGCTGACACCTGATCCTCTGCTCTCGGTGTCCGAATGGTCGGATCGCCACAGGATGCTTTCGAGCAAGGCGTCCGCCGAGCCGGGGCGCTGGCGTACCAGCCGCACGCCTTACCTGAAGGCCATCATGGACTGCCTGTCGCCGACCTCGCCAGTCGAGCGTGTGGTGTTCATGAAAGCCGCACAGCTCGGTGCGACCGAGATGGGCTCGAACTGGATTGGCTATGTGATTCACCACGCTCCAGGGCCGATGATGGCGGTGTGGCCGACGGTGGATATGGCCAAGCGCAACTCCAAGCAGCGGATCGATCCGTTGATCGAGGAGTCGGCGGCGCTGAGCGAACTGATCTCGCCAGCGCGCTCTCGCGATTCGGGGAACACCATCCTGGCCAAGGAGTTCCGGGGTGGTGTCCTGGTGATGACCGGGGCCAACAGCGCGGTCGGACTGCGCTCGATGCCGGTTCGGTATCTGTTCCTCGACGAGGTCGACGGGTATCCGCTGGACGTCGAGGGTGAAGGTGATGCGATCTCGCTGGCCGAGGCGCGCACGCGAACCTTCGCTCGGCGCAAGATCTTCATCGTTTCAACCCCGACGATCTCGGGGGCGAGCGCCATCGAGCGCGAGTACGAAGCCAGTGATCAGCGCCGCTACTTCGTGCCGTGCCCACATTGCTCGCATCGCCAATGGCTGCGCTTCGAGCAGTTGCGGTGGGAGAAAGGGCAACCCGACACGGCGGCGTACATCTGCGAATCGTGCGACGAGTCTATCGCCGAGCACCACAAGACCTGGATGCTGGAGCACGGTGAGTGGCGCGCGATGATCAGCGACGGCACGGGCAAGACAGCGGGGTTTCACCTGTCGTCGCTTTACAGCCCGGTTGGCTGGCGCGGTTGGCGCGACATTGCCGCCGCGTGGGAAAGCTCTGTCAACAAGGAATCGGGGTCGGCGGCTGCCATCAAGACCTTCAAGAACACCGAGCTGGGTGAAACCTGGGTCGAGGAAGGCGAAGCACCCGACTGGCAACGGCTGGTCGAGCGCCGCGAGGACTACCGGATCGGCACGGTGCCGCCGGGTGGATTGCTCCTCGTGGGCGCTGCCGACGTGCAGAAGGATCGCATCGAGGCGTCCATCTGGGCCTTCGGGCGTGGCAAGGAGTCCTGGCTGGTCGAACACCGCGTGCTGATGGGCGACACCGCCCGTGACGCAGTGTGGAAGCGACTCGCCGAGTTGCTTGCCGAAAACTGGACGCACGCCTCGGGTGCGGCGATGCCGCTGGCCCGTTTCGCCCTGGACACCGGCTTTGCGACGCAGGAGGCCTACGCCTTCGTGCGTGGCTGCCGTGACCCGCGCGTGATGCCTGTGAAAGGAGTGCCGCGCGGGGCCGCGCTGATTGGTACGCCCACTGCCGTTGATATCTCGCAGGGCGGCAAGAAGCTGCGCCGGGGCATCAAGGTGTATTCGGTAGCCGTGGGCATCGCCAAGCTGGAGTTCTACAACAACCTGCGCAAGGGCGCGGACGTCAGCGAGGACGGCGTGACCACCGTCTACCCGACGGGGTTCGTCCACCTGCCCAAGATCGACGCGGAGTTCATCCAGCAGCTCTGCGCCGAACAGTTGATTACCCGCCGCGACCGCAACGGCTTCCCGGTGCGTGAGTGGCAAAAGATGCGCGAGCGCAACGAAGCGCTCGACTGCTACGTGTACGCCCGCGCGGCCGCCTCGGCGGCGGGCCTTGATCGTTTCGAGGAACGTCACTGGCGCGAACTGGAGCGCCAACTCGGGATGGAACGGCCACCGGATGAGCCGCCACCGATTCAAGCATTCGACCCAGACGAGGCCACCAATGGAAACAGAACCAGCGGTGGCCTTTCTGTTTCTGCAACCCCACCCCGGCGGCGTGTCATCAAGAGTCGCTGGTTGTCTTGAGTTTTTTCATAGGAGATTGTCATGAGTCTTGCCACACGCATCGAGAGCCTGGTCATCCGGGTCGCCCAAGAGTTCAACGATGTCCGCGCCAAAGCGGGAAACCTCGCCAACCTGAACACGACCGACAAGTCGAGTCTGGTGGCCGCCATCAACGAGTTGCAGACTGCGGTGCAGTCTGCTGCCGTGATCAACGACGAACAGGTCAGTGCCAGTACCGCCTACTCGTCGAACAAGATCGTTGCATTGCTCGATGCCCTCAAGACTGAGATCTTGGGCGGTGCCGATGCGGCCTACGACACCTTGGTCAAAATCCAACAGTTGCTGCAAAACGGCACCACTGGCCTTGATGCCTTGCTGGCAGCGGTCAACAACCGTGTGCGGTATGACGCGGCCCAAACCCTGACCGAAGCAGAGCAACTGCAGGCGCGCTCCAACATTGGCGCAGCGTCCGCCGTCGATGTGGGCAACACCGACACCGACTTCGTGACCATCTTCGAAGGGGCTCTGGTCTGATGAGCCTCGCCAGCCGCATCGCCGCGTTGGCCGATCGGGTCGGGCTGGAGGTCAAGGCCAAGATTGAGGCCAGCCATCCAGGGGTGGCTCGGGCATGGGTCTGCTTTGGCTACGTGGGCAACCAGATCGTCTTGCGCGCAGCGCACAACGTGACCAGCGTGACGCGGTCGGCAGCGGGACGCTACCGCGTTCGCTTCGATGTGGCGATGGTTGACACGCAGTACTGCTGGGTGGCCCTGGCCCGTAGCAGCGTCGACACCGGCACGCAACGGCTAGCCGTCATCCGCGCCAGCGCAGACGCCAAGACCACTCAGTACGTCGACGTGACTTGCGCCACCACTGCGACCAGTTTTGCGGATTCCTCAGAAATCAACCTCGTGGTGTACCGCTGATGGCCTACACAGAAGCCCAACTCCAGGCATTGGAGACCGCGCTCGCCAAGGGCGAACACCGCGTCAGTTTCGGCGACAAGACGGTCGAGTACCGCTCGGTCGATGAACTGAAGGCTGCCATTCGTGAGGTCAAACGTGGCATCTCCGAGCAAGCGACAGCAACTGGTCTTTGGCCCGGCCCGCCGCGCCAGATCCGGGTCACGACCTCGAAGGGGTTTTGATGGCTTGGTACTCGAAGATTCGCAGCCTGTTGGGCCAGCAACCCAATCACGAGGCGACTGGCCGTGGCCGCCGCTCGTTGGCCTGGATGCCGGGCAATCCGGGCGCGGTCGCCGCGATGCTGGCGACCAACACCGACTTGCGCATCAAGAGCCGCGACCTCGTGCGCCGCAATGCCTGGGCGCAGGCCGGGATCGAGGCCTTCGTGTCCAACGCGGTCGGCACCGGCATCAAGCCGCAGAGTCTGGCAGCAGACGAGCGTTTCAAGACCGACGTCCAGGCGCTGTGGCGTGACTGGACGGAGGAAGCCGACGCTGCAGGTCAGACCGATTTCTACGGCCTGCAGGCGCTGGCCTGCCGCGCGATGCTGGAAGGTGGCGAATGTCTGATTCGGTTGCGGCCGCGTCGCCCGGAGGATGGACTGGTTGTTCCTCTGCAGCTTCAGTTGCTGGAGCCCGAGCATCTGCCAATCAGCCTCAACCTCGATCTGCCTTCGGGCAACGTGGTGCGCTCTGGCATCGAATTCGACAGCCTCGGGCGTCGCGTCGCTTACCACCTGTACCGCTCGCACCCCGAAGACGGTCGGCTGGCTCCGATGTCGGGCCAGGGCGGGATGGACACGGTGCGCATCGATGCGAAGGAAATCATCCACCTGTTCCGCGTCCTGCGTCCCGGCCAGATCCGGGGCGAGCCGTGGCTGTCGCGGGCCCTGGTCAAGCTGAACGAACTCGACCAGTACGACGACGCCGAACTGGTGCGCAAGAAGACCGCCGCGATGTTCGCCGGGTTCGTGACCCGGCAGAACCCGGAGGACAACCTGATGGGCGAAGGCGCTGCTGATGGCGATGGCATCGCGCTGGCCGGTCTGGAGCCGGGCACCTTGCAGATATTGGAGCCCGGCGAGGACATCAAGTTCTCCGACCCTGCTGACGTCGGCGGTTCCTATGGCGAATTCCTGCGTACCCAATTTCGGGCTGTCGCCGCCGCCATCGGTGTCACCTACGAGCAGTTGACTGGTGACCTGACCGGCGTGAACTACTCATCCATCCGTGCCGGGATGCTGGAGTTCCGGCGTCGCTGCGAGATGGTGCAGCACGGGGTGCTTGTGCATCAGATGTGCCGTCCGGTTTGGGCCGCGTGGATGAAACAGGCCGTGCTCGCCGGTGCCATCGAAGCTCCCGGCTTCGCGCGTGGCGGCCCAGCCCGTCGCCGCCAGTACCTGCAGGTGAAGTGGATTCCCCAGGGCTGGCAATGGGTCGATCCTGAGAAGGAGTTCAAGGCAATGCTGCTGGCCATCCGGGCGGGCCTGATGAGCCGCTCGGAAGCCATCGCTGCCTTTGGCTACGACGCTGAGGACGTTGACCGCGAGATCGCCGCCGACAACCAGCGGGCCGACGACCTCGGCTTGATCTTCGACTCCGACCCGCGCCGCACGTCCAAGGACGGCGGAAGCGCCGAGCCGAACAAGAACGCTGCAGACACCACGCAAACCAGCGACACATCGTCTGCCTGAAGGAATCCTATGACCCTGTTGCCCCATTTGGCGGCACGCCTCTACGGTGTGCCGCTGGCGATCCATCGCCCAAAACTTGATGTGATCCTGGCCGTGCTCGGCCCCCGGATCGGCTTGGCTGACTTGGCTGCGCCCTCGGGCTTCACGCCGCCCGTGCGTCCCACAGCCACCCAGACGACGAAGGTCGCGGTCATCCCCATCCACGGCACGTTGGTGCGACGCACCGTGGGCCTGGAAGCCGAATCCGGCTTGACCAGCTACGCGGGGCTGACCGCGCAGTTGGACGCCGCGCTGGCCAGCCCAGATGTCGCCGCCATCCTGCTCGACGTTGACTCACCCGGTGGCGAGTCGGGCGGCGTGTTCGATCTGGCCGACCGCATCCGTGCGGCTGCCCAGACGAAGCCGGTCTGGGCTGTGGCCAACGACATGGCCTTTTCAGCGGCCTACGCACTGGCGTCTGCTGCCAGCAAGGTGTTCGTCTCACGCACCGGCGGCGTCGGCTCGATTGGTGTCATTGCGATGCACGTCGACCAGTCCGAGAAGGATGCCCAAGACGGCGTTCGCTACACGGCGGTCTTTGCGGGCGACCGCAAGAACGATCTCAACCCGCACGAGCCGATTTCCAGCGAAGCCCACGCCTTTCTCAAGGGCGAGGTGGATCGCGTCTACGGCCTGTTCGTTGAGACGGTGGCCCGCAACCGGGGCATCGAGGCATCTGCCGTGCGCGACACGGAGGCCGGGCTGTTCTTCGGGCAAGCCGCCGTTGCCATCGGGCTGGCCGATGCCATCGGCACCTTCGACGACGCGCTCGCCCAGCTCCTCGAATCCGTTTCCCCACTCCCGAAGTTGGCGGTGAGCCACTCCGGTCTTTTTAGCAACCCCCAGATGGAGTCATCAATGAATGATCGAACCGACCCCGCTGCTCCTGATCGGCTTGCTGCTGATCCTGCTGGCAGTTCTTCTCAAGCGGCGGCCGCCACCGCCATGACCTTGGCCGACGCGATTGAAGTCGCCCAGACCTGCACCCTGGCCGGGCGCACCGACCTGATCGCGGGCTTCCTCGAAGCGAAGGCACCACCCGCCAAGGTACGCAGCCAGTTGCTGGCCACCCAGGCCGAAGCCAGTCCCGAAATCGTCAGCCGCATCGACCCGCAGTCGGCCCTGTCGGCGAGTAGCACTGGCCATCCTGCCTCTCCCCACAACCCTCTGATCCAGGCCGTCAAAAGTCGCCTGGGCACCAAGTAACCCAAAAAGGAGCATCCCGTGCCCGCAATGCAAGAACCAATCAACCTCGGCGACCTCCTGAAATACGAGGCGCCCAATCTCTATTCGCGCGACCGCGTGACCGTGGCAGCTGGCCAGACCTTGCCGCTGGGTACGGTGCTCGGGCAGATCACGGCGACGGGCAAGGTCAAGCAGATCGACCCGTCCGCCACCGATGGCAGCCAGTACTCCGCTGGTGTGCTGATGCAGGACGCCGATGCTGCTCTCGCCGACCGCAACGACGGGCTGATGGTGGCGCGTCACGCCATCGTGTCAGACCACGCACTGCATTGGCCCACCGGCATCACGACTGCGGAGCAGCAAGCAGCAATCCAACAACTCAAAGCACTGGGCGTCCTGGTGCGTATCGGCGTCTAACGCCAAGGAGACTCAATATGCAAAACCCATTCATCAGTCCGGCATTTTCGATGGCATCAATGACTGCAGCCATCAACTTGATCCCCAACCGCTACGGACGCCTGGAGGAGTTGAATCTGTTTCCGCCCAAGCCGGTTCGAACGCGCCAGGTGATTGTTGAAGAACGCGCCGGTGTTCTGAACCTCCTTCCGACCCAGCCGCCAGGCTCTCCGGGAACAGTGAATGTGCGTGGCAAGCGAACCGTCCGGTCCTTCGTCGTTCCGCACATCCCGCACGACGACGTTGTGTTGCCCGAAGAGGTTCAAGGTCTACGTGCTTTTGGCAGCGAAACCGAAATGGAGTCGATTGCCGGAGTGCTGGCCCAACATTTAGAGACGATGCGCAACAAGCACGCCATCACCCTAGAACACTTGCGTATGGGGGCGTTGAAAGGCGAGATCCTCGACGCCGACGGCAGCCGGATCTACAACTTGTTTGACGAGTTTGGCATCGATCAACAGAGTGTGGACTTCGAAATCAGCAGCCCGACTACTGGCACTGACGTCAAAGGCAAATGCACTGATGTGTTGGGCATCATCGAAGAAGCCCTTCTCGGCGAGTTCATGACGGGAGTCCACTGCTTGTGTTCTCCAGAGTTTTTCAAGGCATTGACCGGCCACAAGGATGTCAAGACTGCCTTCACGAACTGGCAGCAAGGCGCCGTCCTTATCAATGATGTTCGCCGTGGCTTCACCTTTGGCGGCATCACTTTTGAGGAGTACCGAGGCAAGGCGACAGATGTCAACAAGACGGTGCGGCGCTTCATCGCAGCTGGGGAAGCACATGCGTTCCCTCTGGGCACTATCGACACCTTCGGAACTTACTTTGCACCGGCCGACTTCAACGAGACTGTCAACACGATGGGCCAGCCGCTTTATGCGAAGCAGGAGCCGCGCAAATTCGACAGGGGCACAGATCTGCACACGCAGGCCAACCCGCTACCGATGTGCCATCGTCCCGGGGTTCTGGTCAGGCTCGTCATGGGTGGTGGCGTATGAGTTTGGTCGCCCAGATCTATGAGTCGGCCGCGAACGCTGGGCTGCTGAAGGAATGCCTTTGGTATCCGTCGAACGGTGCGCCATCGCAACTACATCAGATCGGCTTTGCCGCGCCCGATGAATCACTGCTCGATGGCCTGGCCCTGAGCACCGACTACGAGATGACCTACCCGGTCACGGCATTCGGGGGTCTTGCAGTCCGCGAGGTTGTCGAAATCGGTGGCACGTCCTTCCAGGTGCGAGACATCCGTGCCGTGGGCGACGGCTCAGAGATCCGCGCCAAGCTCACCCGGCTGTAAACCCATGGCAGATAACTCGATCCGCGAGCGGATTCTGCTGGCGGTGATGGCGGCTGTCCGTCCGGCAGTCGAAGGTCTCGGGGCCACTTTGCACCGGTCGCCCACGGTGGCCATCAGCCGCGATCTTTGTCCGGCGCTGGCGGTGTTTCCCGAGTCGGAGTCCATCACCGAGCGCGCCAACGACCGCGTCACACGCGAACTGACCATCCGCGTCGTCGCGCTGGCACGGTCGGCACCACCTGCGTCCCCCGAAACCGAGGCCGACCGTCTGCTCACCGCTGTCCACACCGCCTTGTTCGGGGACGGCACGTTCGGTGGGTTGGCGCTGGGCATCCGTGAGCAAGAGAGCGAATGGGAGGTCGAGGACGCCGACGCGGTGGCCGTGGCCCTCCCGGCGCGTTACCGCATCACGTACCGGACGCTGGCCAATGACCTTTCAACCCTTGGATGACCCCTATGACCCAGCTTGTTTTGACACGCCCGCACACCCACGCGGGCAAGACCTATGGCGTCGGTGACCGGATCGAGAGCGACGCCACCTCAGCCGACTGGCTGATCGCGCAAGGCATCGCCACTCCGGAGCCGACCGCCCCAACTTCTGAACCCGTCCCCGAACCCAAACCCCTACAACGCAAGGAACCCAAGCAATGAGCACCTATGCCAGTTTTCAAGGCCGCGTCTTTCTCGGCAAGCGCGACATCGACGGCCTTCCCATCGAAGTGCGCTCGCCCGGCAACGTCGCAGAGCTGAAGCTCTCCCTCAAGACCGACGTCCTGGAGCATTACGAGAGCCAGACCGGCCAGCGCTCGCTGGATCACCGGATGGTCAAGCAGAAGTCCGCCACCGTGAACCTCACCATCGAGGAATTCACCAAGGAGAATCTCGCGCTGGCCCTGTACGGCAACCACGTCGTCGGCACGCCGGGCACGGTCACCGCCGAGCCAGTGGGCGGTGCCACGCCGATTGCGGGCGACCGCTACTTCCTTGCCCACCCGAAGGTATCGTCCTTGGTCGTGACGGATTCGGCTGGCACGCCCGCGACCCTGGCCTTGGGCACGAACTACACGGCTGATCCCGACTTCGGTGCCCTCCAGTTTTTGGATACCACCGGCTTCACTGCGCCGTTCAAGGCCAGTTACGCCTACGGTGTGGCCACCGAGATCGGCATCTTCACGCAGGCGCTGCCGGAACGCTTCCTGCGGCTCGAAGGCATCAACACGGCCCAGGGCAATGCCAAGGTGCTGGTCGAGCTCTACCGCGTGGCATTCGATCCGCTGAAGGAAATCTCCTTCATCTCGGACGAGTACAACAAATTCGAGCTGGAGGGATCGCTGCTGGCCGACACCACCAAGCCCTTCGACGCGGTGCTGGGCCAGTTCGGCCGCATCGTGCTTATGCCGTTAACGGCATAAGCACGATTATGTGGAGTGGACGTTTATGCATAGTTGGGTTCCTTTCAGGTTGAGATTGCAGGGGTGACAGCGTTGGGGCGCTGCGCATAAACATGGGTGGCCGCCCGGGTCCATCGACCCGGGGGCATCTCAAGGAGAGCACTCATGCTGGATCACTTCTTTCGTTCTCAACACCTGATCGCACGGTTGCGTGGCAACCCCGGTGTCGAGTCACTAGATGCCTTTGCCGGGCATCTGAACGGCTGCGGATATTCCCGCAGCCAAGGTGCACGGCACTTGCGCGCCGCAGCACATCTATTGCACTGGTTGGATGGCAAGCATCTATCACTGACCGAAATCGATGCTGCCACCGTGAATCGATTCGAGCGTCATCTTTTGCATTGCCGATGCACCGGATTTGCCGACATGCACCGCGACAAGCTCCTGCGAGGCGTTCGCGCTTTCATTGCATTTCGGCAGGGGCGACCTCTGTGCGTACGCGATGTCGATCAGGTCGAGGCAGCGCCATCCGAACTGTGGGATTCCTTTTGCTGCTGGATGCGCGAGCAACGCGGAATCGCCGAACGCACCTTGTGTGACTACCGCCAGTACCTGCAACCACTGCTGACAGAGATCAGCACTGCGCCAGACAAGCTCAATGCCGCCCGGTTGCGTCGCTTCATCCTGGAACTGAGCCGCAATGTCGGCAACGCCAGGGTGAAGGCGGCAACCTCGGCGCTGCGCACGTTCATCCGGTTTCTGGTCGCCCAAGGGCAATGCCCAGCCAGCTTGGTGGATGCCATCCCCAGCGTGGCGCACTGGCGCCTATCGTCACTACCGCAATATTTGCAACCTGAGGAAGTTGAACGGGTACTTGACAGCGCCGATACACAAACCCCCGTTGGCAAGCGGGACCGTGCCATCTTGCTGCTATTGGCCAGGTTGGGCCTGCGTGCAGGTGACGTTGTGCAACTGCGCTTGACGGACATCGACTGGCGGGCCGCCACGATCACCGTGAGCGGCAAGAACCGGCAGCAAACCCAGCTGCCATTGACGCAGGAGGTGGGTGACGCCCTCGTGATCTATTTGCAATATGGGCGTGCGCCGACCCAGTCTGACCATCTATTCATTCGCGCCATTGCTCCGTTCCGCCCGTTTCGCGATGCGCGTGGTATCTCTGACATTGCCAAGTTGGCGTTGCGTCGCGCTGGCGTCAATGCGCCGCAGCGAGGTGCCGCCCATGTCCTTCGACATTCGGCAGCCACCACCATGCTGCGTCACGGTGCAAGCCTGCAGGAGATTTCCACGGTGTTGCGCCACCAATCGGTGGCCAGCACGCAGATTTACGCCAAGGTCGATGTCGTCGCCTTGCACGAACTCGCCCAACCGTGGCCACAGGTGCTGCCATGCTGAGTCAAGCCGTACAGAACTACATCGACATGCGCCGCGCGGGCGGCTTCCAGTTTCGCTGTCAGGCCGAGTTTCTGCACAGCTTTGCATCGTTTGCCACCGCCCGAGAGGAGCAGCATGTGCGCGCCAGAACCGCTATCGAGTGGGCGGGCAGTGCTGCCAAGACACCGCAGCGCGCCCACCGCCTGTGGGTTGTCATTCGGTTCGCCCGGTTTGCGCGGGCAGAAGATTCCAGGCATGAAGTTCCACTGCCAGTGTTCGGCAGCGAGACCTGGCCACGGCGAGCGCCATACATCCTGAGCCAAGATGAGATCGCACGGTTGATGCAGGTCGCATCCGGCTTCGGCACTCACCCGATACAAGGCGCAACCTACGGCACCCTGATCGGCTTGCTTGCGTGTACGGGCCTGCGGATTTCGGAGGCACTGCGGCTGCGCTGGTCGGACATCACGCCCGACGGTCTGCTCATTCGCAACACCAAGTTCCGCAAGAACCGGCTGGTGGCCTTGCACGACAATTCCGGCACGGCCTTGCAGCGTTACCGGGCGCAGTGGCGTTCGACCACGTCGCCTGACGACCCTGTGTTTGTGTCCTTGCGTGGCACGCCTTTGATCAGGGAATGCGTGGATCGGGTGTTTCAGGAACTGGTCAACCGTGCGGGATTGTCACGCACGCCTGACGGCCCCCGAATCACACCGCATTCACTGCGGCATACCTTCGCGGTCAGGGCACTGCAAACCTGCCCGGACGGGCGTGACCGTGTGGCCAGACACATGGTGGCCCTGTCCACCCATCTGGGTCATGTCAATGCGGCGGCGACCTACTGGTATTTGCAGGCGACGCCCGACTTGATGCGTGACATCTCCTCGTGTTGCGAGCAGTTTGTGGAGGTGGCGTGATGACTCCAATCGCTTCCCACATCACTGCGTTTTTGCGGCAACGCCTGGTGGACGAACGCAACGCCAGTCGCAACACCTGTGAATCCTATGCCTACGCCTTCAAGCTGCTGTTCGAGTTTGCCGCTGACCGGCTCAAGGTGCGACCAGCCAAACTTTGTTTCGAGCAGATCGATGCGCTACTGGTGGTCGCCTTCCTGAGCCACCTCGAGACCCAGCGCAACAACGGCGCGAACTCCAGGAATATCCGGCTGGCGGCAATCAAATCGTTCATGCACTTCATGCAGTTCCGGCTTCCCTCGGCACTCGAGCAGATTCAGCGCGTGCTGGCGATCCCCACCAAGAAGGTGGAAACGAAGCTGGTCAAACATCTGACGGTGCCGGAGATGCAGGCCATCCTGGATGCGCCGGTGCCAACCGACCGCGAGGGCATTCGCGACCGTGCCATGCTGCATTTGTGCTTTGCAGCGGGCCTGCGGGTGTCTGAATTGATTGGCTTGCAACTGAACGATTTGAAGCTCCAGCCAGATGCCAGCATTCGAGTCATGGGCAAGGGACGCAAGGAGCGCTGTCTGCCACTGTGGAAGCAAACAGCGACCGCGCTACGGGCGTGGATGGCAGTGCGCGGTGAGATGCCTTGCGAAAACCTGTTCGTCAACGCACGGGGTCAGGCCATGACGCGCTCCGGCTTCGAATACATCCTGAGCAAGCACGCCAAGCAGGCTGCCGTGGATTGTCCGTCGCTTGCGCAAAAGCGCATCTCGCCGCACGTGCTGCGCCATACCTGTGCATTGACCGTTTTGCAGGCCACCAACGATCTGCGCAAGGTGTCGCTTTGGCTGGGACATGCGAGCATCCAGACCACAGAAATCTACACGCGGGCAGATCCGAGCGTGAAGCTGGAGGCCTTGCAGTCCATGGTGGCACCAGAACTACGCACGGGGCGCTTCAAGGTCACCGATGCGCTGATTGCCTCACTCAACCCGCGTTCGCTCTCGAAAGGAAGCGACGCTTCTCTTTGAAGCACTCTGGCCGGTGCCGCCTGGCGTTCGCCCGGTGGCACTGGCATTTTTTATGCGCAGCACCCAAAAGCTGTCACCCCTGCAATCTCAACCTGAAAGGAACCCAACTATGCATAAACGTCCACTCCACATAATCGTGCAACTGTGATGGGTGCCGCCATGAGTGACTTGGACACCCTGATTCCGCAGTCGGTCGAATTGGTGATCGACGGTGAGCCGCTGGCCATCAAACCGTTGAAGGTCGGGCAGATGCCCGGCTTCTTGCGGGCGATCTCGCCGGTGATGCAGCAGCTCACCGCATCCAACATCGACTGGCTGGCGTTGTTCGGCGAACGTGGCGACGACCTGCTTTCGGCTATCGCCATTGCCGTCGGCAAGCCTCGGGCGTGGGTCGACGAGCTGGCCGCCGACGAGGCGATCCTGTTGGCCGCCAAGGTGATCGAGGTGAACGCCGATTTTTTTACCCGGGCGGTGATCCCGAAGCTCGACGGCCTGTTCGGCCAAGTGAAGCTGCCGCCAATCGTGAAGGCGGCGGCTGGTTCGATGCCGTCCAGCACCTGATCGAGCACGGGCACCGCCTGCCGAACATCCTCGACTACACCCTGGCGCAGGTGCGCGGCTTCGTCGCAGCGACCGCGCGCACCGACGCGGCACGCGATGCGCGGTTGCTGTCCGTGATCGCCATCGGCACACGCGGCGATGCCCGCCACCTCGACCAAACCCTCGACCGACTCGCCGACAAGGCTGCCGACCGTGCCTGAAGAACGTGCGCCGAAGTTATGAAGATTCGCGTCCAGATCGATAGCGCAGCAGCCCAGGCGCAATTGCGCCGCTGGGGCGGCGAATTCCGCGACCAGGTCAAGAAGGCGGTGTCGCGGGCGATTGCCAGCGAGGCGCTCGAACTCAAGCAGGACGTGCGCAGCCACGTTGCGAGCCAGATGGCCGTGGTCAAGAAGTCCTTCCTCAAGGGCTTCACCGCCAAGGTACTGGACAAAGACCCGAGCCGATTGCCCGCGCTCTACGTTGGCTCGCGCATTCCGTGGTCGGGGATGCACCAGACCGGCGGCCTGATCGCCGGTCGGATGCTGATCCCGCTCAACGGGCGGGTGGGCCGCAAACGATTCAAGGCGCAGGTGGCCGAGCTGATGCGCGGCGGCAACGCCTATTTCATCAAGAACGCGAAGGGGAACATCGTCCTGATGGCCGAAAACATCAAAGAGCACGACCGGCCACTGGCTGGCTTCAAGCGCCGCTACCGCAAGGCAGAGGGCATCAAGCGCATCAAGCGCGGTGCAGATATCCCGATTGCTGTCCTGGTGCCCAAGGTCGTGCTCAAGAAGCGCATCGACGTCGAGAGGTTGGTCGCGGGTCGCATCCCGCGTCTGGCGGCGGCCGTCGAGAAACAGATCAGCACGGTGGATTGATTCATGGCCAAGCGAATTTCCATCCTCGTCGCGCTCGAAGGGGCCGACGATGGGCTCAAGCGCGCCATCACGTCGGCCGAGCGCAGTCTCGGTGAGCTGTCGACCACCGCCAAGACCGCCGGGGCGAAGGCTACAGCCGGAATGGCCGAGGTGAAGGCCGGGATGTCGGCCTTCGGTGATCAGGTGGCGACGGCCAAGACGCAGTTGCTGGCCTTCCTGTCGATCAACTGGGCTGCTGGCAAGGTACAGGAGATCGTCCAGATCGCCGATGCCTGGAACATGATGTCCGCGCGCCTGAAGTTGGCGACGGCGGGACAGCGTGAATTCACGACTGCGCAAGCGGCCCTGTTCGACATCGCCCAGCGCATCGGTGTGCCGATTCAGGAAACGGCCACGCTGTACGGCAAGCTCCAGCAGGCTGTTCGGATGCTGGGTGGCGAGCAGAAGGACGCGCTCACGATCACCGAGAGCATCTCGCAGGCACTGCGCCTGTCGGGCGCATCGGCCACCGAAGCGCAGTCCTCTCTGCTGCAATTCGGGCAGGCGCTGGCATCTGGTGTGCTGCGAGGCGAGGAATTCAACTCCGTCGTCGAAAACAGCCCCCGTCTGGCGCAGGCACTGGCCGATGGCCTGAATGTGCCCATCGGGCGACTGCGCAAGCTGGCCGAAGAAGGCCGCCTGACCGCTGACGTGGTGGTCAACGCGCTGATGAGCCAGAAGGACAAGCTGGCCAGCGAGTACGCCCAACTGCCGCAGACGGTGAGCCAGGCCTTCGAGCGCCTGCGCAATGCCTTCGGGCAGTGGATCAACCGGGTCGATGAATCGACGGGCCTGACCAAGAAGCTGGCCGAGGCGCTGACCTTCCTGGCCAGCAACCTCGATACGGTGATGCAATGGCTCAAGCGGATCGCTGAAGTTGGGCTCGCGGTGCTGATCTACCGTCTGATCCCGGCACTCATCACCGCGTGGCAGACCGCCGGTGCGGCGGCCGTCACGGCCGCCAGTGCCACTGCGGCGGCGTGGACGACGGCCAACCTGTCGGTGTCGGCCGCCGTCGCCAGCGTCGGCTTGCTCAAGACGGCATTCGCCGTGCTGGGTGCCTTCCTGGTCGGCTGGGAGATCGGCACGTGGCTGTCGGAGAAGTTCGAGATCGTCCGCAAGGCGGGCATCTTCATGGTCGAGATGCTGGTCAAGGCGGTCGAGCAGTTGCGCTACCGCTGGGAGGCATTCGCCGCCATCTTCACCTCGGACACGATTGCCGAGGCGACCCAGCGCCACGAGGCCCGTCTCGCGGAGATGAACCAGATCTTCGCGCAGATGTACGCCGACGCGACCAAGGGGGCGGATGCTGCCAAGGGCGCGATGAATACCGCCGCGACGGCTGCGGAGGAAATCGCCAAGCGGCTCGAAGCCGTGCGTCAGGGCACGCAGGAGGCGGTCGGGCGCGGCGTCGAGGCCGTCCACAGTGCCCTGGAGAAGCTGAAATCCCGCCTCGGTGAGGTCGAGCAGGCTGTCGGCAAGGCCAATCAGACGGTCAACGACGCCACTGCCAAGATGGCCGAGGCCTACAAGGGCCTAACGTCCATCGTCGAGGCCAACCTGCTGCGGCAGATCGAAGCGGTCAAGGCGCGCTACCAGCAGGAACAGTCGGCGCTGGAGACATCCAAGCAGTCCGAAGCGGCGCTGATCACCAAGTCGACGCAGTTGCTGACGGAAGCCCTCACGCAGCAGACCACGTTGCGGCGGCAGTCCACGACAGACACGCTGAAGCTCATTGACGATGAGTCCAAGGCGCGGATCGAGTCGGCCCGCCGCCAGGGTCAGACGGAAGAAGAGCGCCGCGCCAACGTCCAGCGGGTCGAAAACGACATCCTGGCCACCAAGCGCCAGACCATGACGCAGGCGCTGGCCGAGTACCGGCAGCACATCGATGCGCTCAACGCAGAGGCCAACCGGCATCTGACTGAGATCAAGCGCATCGAGGAGGAGAAGCGCCAGCTCTCGATGACGACGGAGGAGCGTGTCCGCGACATCCGTCGTCAGGGCATGACCGACTTCGAGGCCACGGAAGACCGCAAGCGCCAGATCGCGGAGTACCAGGAGAAGGCTCGCGAAGCGCTGGCCAATGGCGAGTTCGAGCAGGCAAGGCAACTGGCCCAGAAAGCGATGGACTTGGCCTCGCAGGTGGCCAGCTCGCAAACCAGCGAAGCCAAGCGCGGCGAAGACGCCCGCAAGCAGTCCGAGCAGGCAGTTTCGCAGGTCACCCAGCTCGAATCGCAGTCACGCGATGCCTATCGCAAGCAGGAATACGCGCAAGCCGAAGCCCTGATGCGCCAAGCAGACGCGTTGCGCGCCGAACTGGCCCAGAAGACCAAGGATGCTGATGCACAGATCGCACAGGGCAAGGATGGCGTCAATCAAGCCATCCAGCGCATCCGCGAGTCCGAGGAGATTCTCAACAAGACCCTGGATGCCGAAGCCAAGGCACACCAGACGGCTGCACAGGCTGCGCGGACTGCGCGCGAGCAGATTCAGCAGACGCTCACGCAGACCGAAACCCAGATCGACCAGATCACGGCCAAGCTGAAAGACGGCCTGAAGGTCACGTTGGACGCCGACACGACGCGCTTCGACAAAGCCATCGCTGATCTGGACAAGGCCATCGCCGAGAAGGAGTTCCTGCTCAAGATTCAGGCCGACTTGCAGGAGGCCGAGAAGAAGCTGCAGCAGTACGAGCAGCTCCTCAAGGAAGGCAAGACGCTGCCCGTCGATGCCGATGTCTCCAAGGCCAAGGAGGCGCTGGCCAAGCTCAAAATCTACGCCGACCAGAACTCGCAGTTCGAACTGAAGGTCGCAACTGAGAAGGCGCAGGCCGCGATCACCAACGTCGAGGGGATGATCAAGGCACTGGATCGCATCCAGACTGAGTCCCGGCATCAGGTCAGCACCAACGCCGATGCGGCCCGCGCCGAGATCATGAGTCTCAACGGGGCCAACACCTCGAGCACGCACACGATCTATGTGCGCAAGGTAGAGGCAAACGCGACTGGCGGTTTGGTGGGCGGTGGCGTGCGCCGCTTCGCTGACGGCGGCGCTGTTGCCCCGGCCTTTCCCCAAATGAGCGGTGGATCGGTTCCCGGCTCTGGCCACCACGACACCGTGCCGCGCACCTTGGAAGCCGGGGCCTTCGTGATTCGCAAGGCGGCGGTGCAGAAGTACGGCGGCGGTGCGCTCTCACGGCTGGCCAACGGTGTCGCCCGATTCGCCGTCGGTGGTCGCGTGCAGGGCTTTGGCAACGGTCGATCTCAAGGCACCGATCCCGATGGCAAGCCGATTGTCCCGAAGAAGAACCGGGAAGCAGTCGAGGCGATGAAGATGATCGACCTCGGCCTGCAGGGGATGAACGAGTACACCAATTGGCTCCAGTGGAACTACGGTGCCTCGGTCAGCCTGGACATGCGCAGCAAGACGATGGATAGCTACGGCAAGCAGGCCCAGCAGGATCGGCGTGCGCTGGATGACTTCATTAGCCGCAAGACGCTCACCGGCAACGAGCGCCAGAACCTGGAGCGCATCAAGCAGACGTGGCGGCAGGCAATGGCCCAGCCGCTGCTCTGGGGCAAAGACCTCGAACGCGAGCTGATCGACTACATGGAGCAGAACCAGGGCGAGTTCTACCGGCGCGGTGGCATGGCCAAGTCCGACACCGTCCCGGCGATGCTCACGCCGGGCGAGTTCGTCGTGAACAAGGATGCCGTTTCCCGCTACGGCGCTGGCTTCTTCGAAGCGATCAACAACTTGTCGGCTCCGGCCCAGGCTTTGGCGGGTCGGGCGCTGGCGGGCATTCAGGGTTTTGCGACGGGTGGACTGGTGAGACCTGCGGGGGCCAGCTTTGCGCGGCCTGTCATCGCCAATGATGCGGGCCCCACGCGCACGGTGCGGGTGGAACTGGCGGCAGGCAGCCACAAGGTCAATGCCGCTGTGGATGCACGTGATGAGGCTAACCTTCTGGCGTTGCTGCAGCATGCGAAAGCGCGCACTGTGTGATCGCTTACGGCACTACGTCGTATCCGCTCTTTTCGTACTTGGCCACGCCCGGGTGATCTGGGTCATTCGTCCAGCATGAGCTGATGTTGCGTTCGCGGCAGGCGTGGAAGATCCTTTCCCCAAGGATCAATCGGGTTTTTTCAAGATTCTCAGGGGAAACGTTTTTGCCAGCTTGAGTGTTGTCTCGCCAGCCGCAAAACAGATGACCATCACTTGTACCGGCGTGTGGCCGATACCGCAACAGTAAGTTCGGCTTGACCTTGTGATTGGCTGGCAAGTGCTGCGGAATGGCCTTTGAAAATTCCTCGAAGAATGCCTTCGACGAAAACTTGTTGTTCGGATTGGGCCTGATGCCCAGCGCATCACAAAGTGCCCCAAATTGGTCACCAAGATAAGTGTTGATGGCATATCCCCGATGTACCTCAAGGTCAATGGCCACATTGCGCCCACGCGCTCCGAGCAGCAGGCGGTAAGGACTGGTGTCGGTGAAAAAGAACACGTCGAAATCGACGTCATTGCGCCGAAAGTCGAACCGGGCACGGTCAATGCCACGCTGCCTCATTTCCTGATGCAGCAAGCGCAGATTTTCAAGAACCAAAGACATCGTTACCTCCTGTTGGCTTATTGATTTCGATTCCATCTTTGTAGCAGCTCGCGAGTAATAGCGCGCCTGCCCCAAATTCAAACATCAAACCCATGCAACTGAAGAACCTCTCCAATGAGGTGGCCTTGCTGCTGCCCGACGATTTGCTGTGGAGCGATGAGCACGCGTGGTCGCCCGCCGTGGCGTCCACGTCCTACCTCATCACCGGAGCCTTGCTGATCCAGTCCGCCACGCGGCAGGCCGGTCGCCCCATCACGCTGGTGGGCGCGCCCGATATGGCCTGGGTCACGCGCGCAACGGTCGAGCAGCTGCGCGCGTGGGCCGCACTTGCGGTCAGCAGTGCTTCGGGGCGCTTCGGCCTGACCTTCGTCGATGGCCGCTCGCTCACCGTGGCCTTCCGCCATACAGAAACCGCCATCGAAGCCGAGCCGGTGCTGGGCATCCCGGCCCGCGCCGACACCGACTTCTATCGCCTGACCCTTCGATTCCTGGAGATCTGAGATGCCGATCCAATCCGGCGACGTGAAACTGCTGAAGTCCGCTGTGATGGCGGACGTGCCTGAGGGCGGTGGCGCGCCGACTGGCACCACCATTGCCGACGGCGTCTCCAACGCCATCTTTCCCGACATCTCCGAGCTGGATCGCGCCGGTGGCCGGGTCAATCTGCGCAAGTCCTTCGTGTCGGTGCAGACCGACGACACCGACACCTACTTCGGTGCCAACGTGATCGTGGCCGAGCCGCCGCAGGATGCCCGAGTCAGCGTCACGCTGTTCAGCACCGAGAAGACTTTCGACACCCGCGAGCAGGCGCAAGTCCGCATCGAGGCATACCTCAACAAGGGCCCCGAGTGGGCAGGCTACTTGTTCGAGAACCACATCGCCGGTCAGCGCGTCATTCAGCTTTTCCAGCGCACCACCGACACAGTTCCCAATGTCGGCCAGACGCTGGTCTTGATCGAGAACGAGGGACTGGGCACCCAGAAGGAGCAGTACATCCGGGCCACCTCGGTGTCCGTCGTCGAGCGCACCTTCACCTACGACGGCGACAAGGACTACAAGGCCAGCATCGTCACGGTCGACATCAGCGACGCCCTGCGCTACGACTTCACCGGCTCGCCCGCAAGTCGCACGTTCACTCGTGCCGCGAACAGCACCAAGACGCGCGACACGGTCGTGGCGGACGCCGGAACCTACGTCGGGGTGGTACCGCTGACGCAGGCCGCCGCCGTCGGCGATTTCACGATCAAGGGCACCTCGATCTACACGCAGTTGGTGCCGAGCGCGCAGACCGAGACGCCCATTTCCTTCGTTCCTCCCTACGCGGCCGCCGGACTGCCGGTGCCGGGGGCCGTCGCGGTGAGCTACACGGCTTATCACGCGTGGACGACAAGCATCAAATTCAACTTGCCGGGCGGATGCTTGCCCGGGTCGCTGACCATCGCCACCGACGGCATCACGATCTTCGATGACGCGGGCTTGCTCAAGACCGCCAGCGGGACGATGGGCACCATCGACTACGCCAACGGCATCTTGACCCTGAACTCGGGGACGATGTCGAACGCGAAGGCCATCACCTACACGCCCGCCGCGCAGATTCTGCGTGCTCCCCAAAGCTCGGAGATCCCGGTCACGCCCGAGTCGCGCAGCCAGTCCTACGTGGGCACGGTCAACCCGGTGCCGCAGCCCGGCACGCTGTCGATCAGCTACATGGCCCAGGGCCGCTGGTACGTGTTGTCTGACAGTGGCAACGGTTCGCTCAAGGGCCTGGATGCCAGCTACGGCGCGGGCACCTTTAACAGGAATACCGGAGCCTTCGTGGTCACGCTGGGCGCATTGCCCGACGTGGGCAGTTCGCTCGTGCTGACCTGGAACGTGCCGACGCAGGAGACGCAGCAGCCGTCGACCACCCTCAAGGCGGCGCAGAGTCTTGCATTGAATCCGCCCGCAGGGACGGCGGTACAACCCGGCTCGCTCACGGTGTCCTGGGAGTATGGCGGCACCAAGACGGCAACGGCGGCCACCTCCGGCGTGCTTTCTGGTGCGGCCACTGGCAGTCTGAGCGTGGCGCAGAACCGCGTGGACTTCGCGCCGAATGTGCTGCCGTCCGTGGGGACAGAGCTCACCGTGAGCTATGTCGCGGGCCCCAAGCAGGAAGATTCGTTCGCGCATCCCTCCCGCAACGGATCGGGGCTGTTGCCGGTCACCGCAACCCTCGGGGCCATCGAGCCGGGCTCGCTCGAAGTCGAGTGGAACACTTTCACCGACGAGGCGGTTCTCGGCGCGTACACCTTCGCTCAATTGCAGGAGATGGGCATCGCCGTCTCGATCTGGCGCGACCCCACCCAGATCGCCCGAGATGACGGTGTTGGTGGCGTTGTGCTCAACGGAGCAGTCGTCGGCTCCGTGAACTACGCGACGGGTCAGGTGACCTTCAATCCGGATGTATCGATCCGCATTCCACGCCCGGTCTACACGGCTGTCGCCATCAATGGCACCGGTCGGTGGCGGTTGAACTACGGTGGCATCGCCTACGTCGATGCGCCATCGCTGTACCCCAACGACGAGTCCGGCTACGTCAAGCTGCGCTACAACAGCGCGGGCTCGACCGGCAACCAGTCCGAGACCTTCCAGTTCCTCCCGGCCTTTAAGTTGGTGCCGGGTGTGAATGCCCAGATGGTGACGGGCACGGTGCTTCTCTCCATCAGTGGGGCGCAGCCGTGGGGCGACAACGGCCAGGGCACGTTGCGCGAGTTCACCACCAGTGGCTGGGTCACGCGCGGCACGATCAACTACCTGTCCGGGGACGTGGCGCTGACGTCCTGGACGGCGGGCACGAACAACGCGATTCAACGCGCCAGTTGCGTGACCACGGTCGGCGAGAACATCTCCAGCGAGTTTGTGTTCCGCACTGGCGCGGCACCGCTTCGTCCTGGGTCGCTGTCGATCCAGTACGCTCGCGCGGTTGGTGGCACGCAAAGCGTGACGGCCGGAATCGACGGCAAGATCGATGCGACCGGCGTTAGCGGCAGTGTCGACTACGAAACCGGGCTGGTACGGGTTCGCTTCGGCACGATGGTCACTGCGGCCGGGAACGAGAGCCAACCTTGGTACGCCGCCGACCGGGTGGGCACGGACGGCAAGATCTTCCGGCCTGAGCCAGTGGCTGCCTCCAGCGTGCGCTACAGCGCGGTGGCCTACAGCTACCTGCCGCTGGATGCAGATCTGCTTGGTATCGACCCGGTGCGCCTGCCCAGCGATGGGCGCGTGCCGATCTTCCGTCCTGGTGGCTTCGCCGTGGTGGGCCACACCGGCAAGATCACCACCTCGGTCAGCAACGGCCAGACCATCAACTGCGCACGGGTGCGCCTGTCGCGTGTACGCGTCGTTGGCCACGACGGGGCGGTGATCAACACCGGGTACTCCGCCGATCTGGAAGCGGGCACCGTCACCTTCATCAACGTGGCGGGCTACAGCCAGCCCGTGACCATTGAGCACCGCATCGAGGACATGGCCGTGGTGCGGGATGTGCAGATCAGTGGCGAGATCAGTTTCACGCGCGCCCTGACACACGAATATCCGCTGGGGAGTCACGTCTCCAGCGCCCTGGTGGCCGGTGACCTGTTCGCCCGCGTCAACCTGGTGTTCGATCAGTCGACATGGAGTGGCGCGTGGTCGGATGCCTTGTCGGGCAGTTCGGCGACAGCGACCTTCAACAACACGCAGTACCCGATCCGCGTGACCAACCGGGGCGCTCTGACCGAACGCTGGATCGTGCGCCTGACCAACAGCACCTCGTTCGAAGTCATCGGCGAGAACGTCGGCGTGATCGCCACGGGCAACACCAGCGCGGATTGCGCGCCCAACAACCCGGCGACCGGCGTGCCGTACTTCCATCTGCCCGCGCTCGGCTGGGGCAATGGCTGGGCCACCGGCAACGTGCTGCGCTTCAACACCATCGGCGCGCAGTTCCCGGTCTGGGTGGTGCGCACCGTCCAGCAGGGGCCGGAGTCCGTGCCCGACGACAACTTCACGTTGCTGATTCGCGGCGACGTGGACACCCCCTGATTTCGTAGACAGGAACCAATGAAATGACCGACCTGACCGTCAAATACTTCAACAGCGGCATGACCGGCGCGCCACAGATCTCCAACAACTGGGGCGATCTGGTGACGATGCTCGATGCCTGCCTCGTCAACGGCTTCGCTCTGAAGGCCATCGACACGCTGACCAGCGTTGGCGGTGTGGCCACCGCGACCATCACCTCGGGTCACGCCTACCTGCCGAATCAGGTTGTGCTGATCGCAGGGGCTGAGCAGCCCGAGTACAACGGATCGCACCAAGTGCTGGCGACGACCATGACCACGTTCACCTATGCGGTGACGGGCTCGCCGGTGTCGCCCGCGACGACCACCACGAGCCTCAGTGCCAAGGTGGCGTCGCTCGGATGGGAAAAGCCGTTCGGGGGCACGAACAAGGCCGCCTACCGCAGCAAGAACCCGCAGTCGCCGCAGAACATCCTGCTGATCGACGACAGTCTCAAGACGCCGGGCTTTACCACCGACTGGGCCAAGTGGGCGAACGTCGGCATCGTGGAAGACCTGTCCGACATCGACACCATCGTTGGCGCGCAGGCCCCCTATGACCCGAACAACCCGACGCAGAACTGGAAGCAAGTCCAGGCGGGCCAGTGGGGTTGGCACAAGTGGTACCACGCCCGGCAAGGCGGCTACGAAAACTATGGCGATAGCGGTGGCGGCAACCGCAACTGGGTGCTGGTGGGCGACGACCGGCTGTTCTACCTATTTGTCACCAACGCGGCGGGTTTCGGCTGGTACGGGCGTAACTCCTACTGCTTCGGCGACATCACCAGCTTCAAACCCGGCGACAACTACGCCACCGTGCTGTGCGCCGACGACATCTACTGGAGCAACAGCAACAGCGGCTACTCAAGCTACCCGGGGCAGTACAACGGCTACGGGCTGATTTCGTCGCTGGACTTCGCGGGCAAAGTGCTGCTGCGCAATCACACCCAGCTCGGCAACCCCGTCCGCTGGGCGACGACATCCCTGAACACCAACAACGGCCAGCAGATCTGCGGCCGGGGCCCGATGCCGTTCCCGAATGGCGCGGACTACAGCTTGTGGCTGCTGCCCACCTACGTGAGGCAAGAGGACGGCCATATGCGCGGCATCCTGCCCGGGATGCTGTGGATGCCCCAGGACAGGCCCTACAGCGATCAGACCATCGTGGACAACGTGGTCGGTCAGGCGGGCAAGCGCTTTTTGTTGGTCAGGACGCAGTACAGCTCGGAAACCGAAGGCGCGCAGATCGCGTTCGACATCACCGGCCCGTGGAGGTAAGCCATGAGCTACCCGCTGAGCGAGTCCTTCGCCACGGCTCCCGCGCCCGGCTACACCGCAGTGCTGGGCGGAATGGCCGCGACACACAACAGCGCCCAGCAGTCCATCGACATCTCGGCCCCCAACAGCCAGTCCATCCTGCGCTTCAATGAAACCGCCCACGGCGATTTCTGGTTCGAGGCCGATGTCGAGTTGCTGACTGACCCGAGCGCCCGCAAGCACCTCGGCCTGTGGATGACCACCGGCAACGGTTCCGAGGGCTACCGGTTCGCACATATTGACGGTGCCTGGAGCGTGACACGCTGGAACAGCGGCTTTGGCGACGGCGCGGCAGTGACGGGCGGTGTCAACGATGGAGCGAAGCCGGTCGCGGGCGTTATAGACGTGGCCCCGACCTTCAACGTCGGCCAGCGGATGCCCCTGCGCTGTGAGGTCATCGTCGGAGCCTTCGACGCCAATGGTGTGCCGTGGGCTCGGCTGATTCAGTTCAAGGCCGGTGGCGTGCTGATGTTTCAGGTTGGAGATGCGGCGTACCGAGGCAAGCTGATCCCGGGCGTGTTCCTGTATGGGGCCACGGCGCGCGTCCATGCCATTGCGGGTGACACGCCTTCTGGTCTGCCCGCATTTCCAACGACCGTCGGTGTGAACGCTGCCGACGACCTGTTGCCACTGGCCGGTGGGTCGACTTCGGTGCTACCTGATCCCACCGCCAACATTGGCGTGAATGCCGACTGCGACCTGATGCGCTTGAACAGCCCCAACTCTGAGCTGTGGAACCGGGGTGGTGGCTACGACTGGCACTTTCACGCGATTCCGAATGGCCGCAAGAACATCCACTTCAGCGGCCACGGCTTCATCGCCGGAACCGTCAAGGAGAAGGGCCAGCCCGACCAGCCCCTGGTGCGGCGAGTGCAACTGGTCAGCGAGAACGCCCGCGTTCTGGTGGCCGAAACCTGGAGCGACGCTACCGGTGCGTACCTGTTCGAGTTGATCGACCCGTCCCAGAGATACACCGTGGTCAGCTACGACTACAAGCAGATGTACCGCGCCGTGATTGCGGACAACCTACGCCCGGAGATGATGCCGTGACCGTTGCCATCACTGTCGAACACAACGAGGCGCGTCTGGCGGGCACCCTGGCGTTCCTGGATGCGGGCAGCAACCCGGCGCGTCTGCGCATCTACGGCGGCACGCGGCCCGCCACACCGGCGACGACGCCGACGAGCGTGATGCTGGTCGAGATCAAGCTGACGAAACCCGCAGGCACGATTGCGGGCGGGCTCCTGACGCTGGAGCAGCAGGAGGATGGCTTGATCACCAGCACCGGCGTTGCTACGTGGGCACGGCTGGTCAACGGCAACGAAGTCACGGCGCTGGATCTTGACTGCAGCCAAATTGGTGATGTAGGCGACGGCAGTGGCGATGTGAAGCTGGCCAGCACCAATCTCTATCTGGGTGGCGACGCCCGGATGGTGTCTGCGATCCTGGGGTAGGCCGTGCCGAGCGCATCCAGCGAATTGACGCTGGCCGTCACGCTGCCGATACCCGAGGCCAGCATCGCGTTCGGCCCAACTCTGGTCAACCTGCTGTTCGATCAGCCTGCCGCCACCGACGCCGAGTTGGTGTTCGGAGCGGGCTTTGTCGCGCCGCGCGACGACCTGGTGGTGCTGGCCAGCCTTCCGCTGCCGGTCGTCTCGATCAAGTTCATTCCGCCAGCGCGGGCCGAACTGCTGGCCGAGCTACCTGCACTGACAGTCAGCACGCTGGTGCTGCGCCCGAGCGTGCCCTTGGATGTGGCGGGTGCAAGTCTTCCGGGTGTCGTGTTCTCCGGCGAGGTCAGGTACTACTCGCGCACCCAGCGACCGACGGTGGGCCAGACCGCGCACCCTTGGCAGGTGGCGAAGCAGACCGAGGATGGTGCCGCTCAGGGCCAGCAGGACGCTGCCGCGACGCCCGCTGGCTGGGCCGCGTTCTGGCGGCGTACCTTGGGTATTCCGCAAGGCATCGAGCACAGGTTGCCACCGGTGCTGGCGGCTGCGCCCGAGCAACGAGGCGCTCGCCACCAAGATGCGACCCGGCTGCAGGATTCGACGTGGTTCGCGCACCAGGACGCCACGCGTTTTGCGGCGGCCCAACGCGCTCTGTTCCAGAACGCAGGCCCTCTGCGGAATGCCACGCGGTTCCGGCATCAGGACGGTGATCGCACCAAGCGCGCGGGCAGGGTGTCCCGGTGGCAAAGCGCTGTGTTGTTGGTGCGCGACCAAGGGAGCGATTTTCAAATTGCGCGCCCGCAACTGAAGGGCTGGCGCGGCAGGTATCAGGAGGCGGTGCCGCCGCCACCGGGCGTCAGCCGGTGGGTGGTGCCCGAGCCGCCCGTTCCGCAGCCTTGCTACACGCCCAGTCCGCACCTGCTGTTTGCCGCGTTGGCCGCGACCGATGGGCATCTGCTGTTCCTTTGTGAAAGCCACATCACCCCGCCGCCGCCCGATGGTGAGCCGGTGGTCGTTCCTGTTCGGAGGGTCTATTTCGTGATCAACAACGTGACCCTGTTCCGCGTGTCCGATGGCGCGCCGATACCGGTGTTCAACCTCTCACTGTCGCTCGATGCCTCGTCTTGGGCGTGGGGCTTCGATGCGGTGCTGCCTGCCAGGGCCGAGGCCCTGGTCGCGCCCGGCAGCGCATCCGGGCCCGTCGAACTCGTGGCCAGCGTCAACGGTACCCCGTTTCGCGTGCTGGCCGAGAGCGTCAGCCGCGAGCGCATCTTTGGTGACGCCAGCATCCGGATCTCCGGACGGGGGCGTAACGCGGCTCTGGCCGCGCCCTACGCGCCAGTGATGACGTTCTCGAACACCGAGGGCCGAACCGCACGGCAGTTGATGGACGACGTGCTCATGGTCAACGGCATCCCGCTGGGCTGGGCGGTAGATTGGGGCTTGACGGACTGGAACGTCCCCGCCGGTGCGTTCGCGCAGCAGGGGTCGTGGATCGATGCATTGACTGCCATTGCTGGAGCTGCCGGTGGATACCTGATACCGCATCCATCGGCGCAGAGCATCCGTGTGCGTCATCGCTACCCGGTCGCCCCTTGGGAATGGAGCACGGTCACGCCCGACTTCGTGTTGCCGGTCGATGCCGTCGCCCGCGAGTCACTGCGCTGGTTGGAAAAGCCAGCCTACAACCGCGTGTTCGTTTCCGGGCAGGACGTCGGCGTGCTCGGGCAGGTGACCCGAGCGGGGACTGCCGGAGATGTGCTGGCACCGATGGTCGTCGATCCGCTGATCACCGAAGCGGCGGCCGCTCGTCAGCGTGGCATCGCCGTGCTGGCCGACACCGGTCACCAGATCGAAGTCAGCCTGCGCCTGCCGGTGTTCGCATCGACCGGGATCATCGAGCCCGGTGCGTTCGTGGAGTACCAGGACGGCAGCGTCACGCGACTGGGCATCGTCCGCGCGACCCAAGTGGAAGCCGGGATGCCCGAGGTCTGGCAAACGCTGGGGGTGCAGGCCTATGCATAACCTCTACGAGCAGTTTCGCCAACTTATCCCCGACCCGCCGCTGCAGGCGGGCACCGTGATCGACGTCGGCTCCGGCGTGGTGACAGTCGCATTGCCCGGTGGTGGCCGAATCAAGGTGCGGGGCTCTGCGGCCCTGGGCCAGAAGGTGTTCGTGCGTGACGACGCCATTGAAGGCATCGCCCCCAGCCTGACGCTGGAAATCATCGAGATATGAAACCCAACTGATTCAACCCTGAGACCCGCCCTGATGCTCACGCATCGGGCGGGTTTCGCATTTCTGGAGAAAGCAAATGACTGAACCTGAACAACAACCCGTGCTCGTCGAGAACATGCTCCTGCTGCGCAAGGAGGACTTCGACGATCTGCTCGAACGCGCAGCCGAGCGCGGAGCTGAGCGTGTGCTGACCCACCTTGGACTGGAGAACGGCCACGCAGCGCACGACATCCGCGAACTGCGCGATCTGCTGGACGCTTGGCGCGACGCCCGACGTACCGCTTGGCAGACCACCGTGAAGGTGATCACCACCGGGATCCTCGCCGCACTGCTCGTCGGTGCCGCCATCAAATTGAAACTGTTGGGAGGCCCACAATGATCGAAACCTTACTCGGTGGCCTCCTCGGCGGGGCCTTCCGTCTTGCGCCGGAAATTCTGAAATGGATCGACCGCCAGGGTGAGCGTGGCCACGAACTGGCGATGCAGGACAAGGCGCTGGAGTTCGAAAAGTTGCGTGGTGCGCAGCGCATGGCCGAAATTGGCGCGAGCGCCGATGCGGCGTGGAACGTCGGAGCCATCGATGCGCTACGCGATGCCGTGCGCACCCAGGGTGAGAAGACCGGCGTGCGCTGGGCCGACGCACTGTCGTGCAGCGTGCGACCGGTGATCACCTACTGGTTCATGGCGCTGTACTGCGCGGCCAAGACGGCTGCTTTCGCGGCCGCCGTGACCGCTGGCGCTGGCTGGGGCACGGCCATCCTGCACGCTTGGACGGAAGCAGATCAGGCGCTGTGGGCTGGTGTACTGAACTTCTGGTTCCTCGGGCGCGTGTTTGACCGGGTGCGTTCGTGAGCGAAGTGCCGAAAACGGCCATCGAGCTGGCCAAGCGCTTCGAGGGGTTCCACCGCGTGGCGAAGGCCGATCCTGGACGCGCGCACCCGTACATCTGCCCCGCAGGCTACTGGACGATTGGCTATGGCCATCTGTGCGAGCCGACGCACCCGCCGATTGTGGAGGCCGAGGCCGAGGTCTATCTGGCGCGCGACCTGCAAACGGCGCTCGCCGCGACGCTGCGTTACTGCCCGGTGCTTGTCGCCGAACCCGAAGGGCGACTTTCGGCCATCGTGGACTTCACCTTCAACCTCGGCGCAGGGCGGCTACAGACGTCAACGCTGCGGCGGCGAGTTAATCAACGCGACTGGGTTGCGGCCGGGCAGGAACTGCGCCGATGGGTCTATGGCGGCGGGAAAGTGCTGCCGGGACTCGTCACACGGCGGGCGGCTGAGGCCGCTTGGCTGCTTCGCAACGCCTGATCCCGAACCGCGCGGAAGAGCTTGGCTTTACCGTCGAACAGCGCGTTCATGTCATTCACGCCAATTCGGAGCACAAGCAATGAGCAATCAATTCAAAAAGGCAGTCATCGACGACGTCTCCTGCCGCAGCATCGACGAAACCTTGCAGGCGAGCCTGCTGGATTTGTTTGAGTACGCCATGAAAACGGCCGCGACGACGCTTGTCCGCGAGGCCAAGTTCGATACGTCTGATTTCGCTACCGCCAAGGAACGAAACTGTGAGGGTTTTGCGCTACTCGTGAGCCGAGCACGCGCCGACTCACGCAACGAATGGTTTGGCGCGTTTCAGCGGGGCGAGCAGCGCCTCGATGTCATCGGCCACCTCGAGTAGCCTTCTTCAGTCCGTCGTCTCGGGAACATCCCAATCGGCCAGCCTCGCTTCGCCGGTTTGGTAGAACTGCTTCACCAGTTTCACGTAGTCCAGAAAATCCCGGTTTTCGGTTGCTAGCCGGTTGGCCATATCCCACTCGATCTCGTCCCGTTCACGAGCTGGAATCAAGACCTGACTTTCTGCCGGGTTGTCGGCATCCAGTTTGATCAGGCCGATGCCGTGTGCGGCGAACAGCATTCGCAGTTCCTTGAGCGTGTCCTGGCCCTCGATCTCCGCTGCGACCAGATAGCCAAAATTGGCCCATGACGAGTTTGAAACCGCCTGGAAAAAGCATTCACGCACGTTCGACCGGTTGATCAGCAACTTGGCCTCGAACGACCACAGCTTGGTGCGCTTGTCGGAATACTGATTCACGCAGTCCCGCACCTCCTGGTGCCACTCAGCGCCCAAGTCCTCCATCCCGACCACGTCCGGGTACAGCCAGCGGTTGCCATTCGGCCCTCGCTTGTTCGATGAGCGCTTCTCGTCAATGCGCTTCGAGTAGACCCCAAACTCTTCCCACAGATACAGCGAGAGCAGCGGGTACATCGCGTGTTCCCCGAGCTTGGCATCGCTACTTTCTGCCATAGGAGCGGCAACCACGCCCTCAGCCGCCGCAACTTCGGCGACGTCAGATTTCTCCGAGTAGTAGTACTTGCGTGGCCGACCCTCGGTGGTCTTCAACTCTGGGTGACGTTTCTGCAAGCGCGGGCGCTGCGAGCTGATTTCCGCGACAAGCTGCTGCACCAGCTCAGCGTCCGTGCTCACGTACTGGCTGCTCTGCTTCTTCGCTTGGCATTCATCAGGGAACGTGACGAAGATCCATTCGGCAATCTGCCGCGCAGTCAGCTTCTCATCAGGCCGTTCCTTCAAGTAACCAAGTACGGCCTTCGCCAGATTTAATGCCAT